TCAGTTCGCGTCGCTCGACTCCGGCTCGGAGATCAGAAACAACTTGTCCATCAGCGGCAGCAAGGACGGCTCTCCCTGCATCAGCGCTGCCGGAGGCTCCGGGAGCCTGGTGCACTCCGTCTGCGGGGCAGCGGGCTTTGACGTACACGACGCGAGCACCAGTGCCGATAGCATCGCGGCGCAATTGGTTTTCTTCATGGGAGGCCTGTAGTGCTGCTTGGTAGGTTCGGGCCAGGGCATCGGTCTGGACCTGCGCTTGGTTGTCGCGCTGGGCCTGCTGGGCCATGGCAGTGATCGTCTCGGCGGATTGTTCGACGGCGGCCTGCAGGTCATCACGCTGGGCGGTCACGTGATCGAGGCGCCAGAACACAAGCGCGCCTACCAGGGCGACCACCAACCAGGGCCGCCAGGTCACTGGTCGATCCTCCGACCAACCTTGAACATGAACGTCTGCTCTTGATCGAGCATCGAGTTGACGATGCCCTCAATGACCGAGAGCAGGGAGACGACCAGCTCAAGCGGCGCCCACTTTGCGAACGCTAGCGGGCAATCGCTATCGACATCCCCTAGCCACATCGGAATGCCGTAATAGCTCCCGTGGTGCGAGGCTCCGATGCGTCGCGCCTCAGCTTTCGTCGTGAACCCGAGCATCATTCCCCCTTGAGCGCAGCACGCGCCCATTCGAGGCGAACCGCGCGGTCGCCTGCCCCTTTGTAGCCGCCATTGATCTTCAGCGTGATCCGCTCGAATCGGCCTTGATCAGCCATATCGTTTAAACCGCGCGACTGCCAGAACCACCCCGCAGCGATGGCTGCCCAGGTCCGTTGCTCAAGCAACTCCGGTTGCGCCACCAGAGGCAGCGCCAGGGCGCGGGCGGCTTCGGCGTAGTTGTCGTGGCCGGTGATCATGATCAGGCCACGACCACGGTATCGATACCCATCGCCCGTATCCGGCGACCCATTGCCCATCCTGTTGGCATAGACGCGGTTCGCGATGCGCTCTGGCTGGCGGGCGTACTGCTTCGCCTCGGCCGGCGTGAACCGCGTCGGCCAGGTCTTGAGCAAGCCCTCGGCGGAGTAGTTCAGGTTCTCGACCAGGCGCTTGAGGCTCTGGCTTTCGTGCCCGACCTGAGCCAGGAACATCGCCACGCGCTCGGGCGTGTTGATCTCGAACCGAGCCATGGCGCCGTTGATGTGTTCGACCCAGGTCGAGGCAGTAGCAGCACCGCAGCCGGTAGCGCGGTCGAGTTGATCGGCGGTGATCTTCATTCGCCAGCCCCCCGGCGCGGAAACTTCCAGTCGGCGATCCGATCAGCGAACTCGGCGATCTTCTTCACACCCAGGAAACCGGTGAACACCCCGGCAGCAGTAGCCATGTTCTGCGGAAGGCCAAACCACTCAAGGACAGGAATCAGGCCCAAGGTGATCAGAGTGCAGAGCGTTGCCTCGAGCAGCGCCTGGCGCCGCGTTCCACCGCCGTAGATCACCCGGGTCAGCGCGACCACAAAGGACAGGCCGGCGGCGTACAGCTGCGGATAGTGCGCAGACAGCCACGCAAGCAGCGCAGCCCAAGTTTCAGGGCGTTCTGGCATTTTCATAGTCTCTGCCCCTCGCAGGGGTTCTAAAACGACGAAGCCCGCTCAATGGCGGGCTTTCGTTCGTCGGGTGGGTTCCGGGGCGGATCAGGCGTGAAACAGCTGCAACTGCCCTTCGCGCTCGACCTCGATGATCTTCTGTTCGATGACGGGTGCCTTGATCTGCCATCGACGCAGGGTCTTGCCGGCCAGGCTGGCAATTCCTTTCTCTTGTCGGTACTCCGCCATCAGCTCGTTACGCAGGGTGGCGAAGTCCATCGAGCGCTTGAACAGTTGCTCTGCCATCCAGTTGAAGGCACGGATGTAAGCCTCTTTCCATTTGGCCGCCTCCTTGCCGGTGAAGCCCATGCACAAGAACGCAAAGCCATCTCTGGTTATGCGGAACGCTGGAGATTTCCGCCTGGCACCTTTGCCGATATCGACATCCACGATCATCTCCTCAAAATTGAGGGCATGAAATTCTGGCGAGCAATCGAGGCCGCGGATCGCCTTGATCACGTTGTCGTGCCGCTTTCCGAAACGCTCAGCCACCTTCAGCGAGGTCGTTACAACCTGGCCGTCATTGACCATCACCAGATCACGCAGGCCGGCCTCATCAAGATCAATCTCACTCATCTGATCCACTCCGCTCACCTGGAAAAGGAGCGCAGCGGGGCGGACGGATGAGCGGACATCCGCCTTTCGGCTGTACGGGCCTAGCTGCGTGTTGGCTTGCCTTGCGGCGGAAATGAAAGAGCCCAGCGCTATGGCTGGGCTCTGAAATAGGTGCGGGTGGATAGGGGCCACTACCCCGTGCGCATCCTGCGCTCCACCTGCATTGATTGGTTATCGCAAAGGGTGAAGGCCTTGTGGGTCGGTAACCCGTCACTTTGCTTACAGCCCGATGTGGCAGGTGAGACTGCCGTCTACCGAGTTTCGACCTTCGGAAACTAAAAGGCCCGGGAGAGGGGATCTTCCGGGCCTCCCGTCCATCTCGCTGAAAGCCAAGGAAGGAAAACATCGAGTCAGACGGGGGCCTGATGATGCCGCGCCAGACCTGACAACGCAATAAAAAACCCGGCGCCAGGGCCGGGTTTCGAGTGCGTCACGCTGCGTTCACAGCAATTCACGCTGGTATGAAAACACCCTTCATTCCGCGCGTAAAACTATTTCTTCAAGCGCTCTCGCGGAACCGCTCCAGGGCGCTATCGATCCAGCCCACCGCCAGCTTCAACGTCTCCCTGACCTTGGCCTCGCCGATCTGATGTTCACGCGCGATGCGCAGGGCCGGCCACTTCGCGCCGTAGTAGAGCCACACGAAGTCGCCGGCCTGCGGCGCCCTGTCGATGAGTCGAGCAATGACCCGGTCGACGGCCAAGGCCATATCGTCAGTGACATGGTAGGCCTTGGGGCTCGACATTGGCATGGCTTGGCTCATGATAGCGGCGGCCGGCGACACATATCCGGGAACCCCCATTCCATCCATTCGCCACCACCCCCACTGCTCGAGGAGGTACTCGGTATCGCCCAGCAGCTTGTCCACGTAGGTTCGAGTTCTGCTCATGCCGCCCCCGGACCGTTCAGGCCAAACAGATCGCGCAGCAGCGTTTCCACCGCCGCGCCCTTCGCATTGCCGTCCAGCAACCAGAGCCGGCCATAGTCGTGAAAGCCCAGAGTGCCGCGGTCGCCGTGCCAGTTGGCGATCATGACCAGCAGCGCAGCCAAGGCAGCAGCACCGCCCACCTTGACCTGCGCCAGCTCCTGGCCGGCCACCTTGAGAAACTCCCGCTCCAGCCTGGTCATGACCTTGCGCGGTGCCATCGGTTGTACGTTGCTCATCGGGTACCTCGCGCAGAGCTGACGCTCCAGTCGTTCAGGCACAGCATGCTCAGCGAACCGCCGAAACATGCGCCTGTGTCCAAATAGAACACGTTCCCCAGTCTGGTGAGCCTGTTGTGCGGTGTGTGCCCAACCAGTACTGCGGCAACGCCCTCGACAGGAGTGGAGTCCTCGTTCGCAGCCCTGGACCTCGCCCACAGAGCGGCGGTGACGTGCGCTTTCTCTCCGGCCTCCACGCCGGCGCAGAACGCCTGCCAACTCTTCGCCTGGCACTCGGCATGAACGATCCCGACGGCGCCAGCGGCGGTCTCCACCTCGATGGCCAGCGGCAAGTCGTCGAACAACTCGGCGTAGCCCCGCTGCTCTGTCTCCGGCAATCCAAGCAGCCACGCGCCCCCATTGGCGACATGTAGCCAGTCGTCGCCGCCATGCTTGTAGGTGTCGACGACCATCTGCTCATGATTCCCTCTGACCGCGTGGAACCAGGGCTGGCTTAGCCATTCTTGGACCAGGTCCGACCCCGGCCCGCGGTCCACCAGGTCACCAACGCTGAACAGCCGATCAACCGCCTTGTCGAAGCCGGCCTGCGCCAGCAACGCGTCCAGCAGATCGAAGCAGCCATGCACGTCGCCAACGCAGAAGTCACGCCCAACGGTGTTGCGCTCGAAGCGCTGAACCAGTGTCACTGCATACCCTCCATCTGCTGCCTGGCCTTCTCTGCACAGGCTTGAAACACCTCTACCCCCACGTGCTCACGCAAGGCTTCGATCAGCAACCGATTGGCCAGGTCGTTGTGAGCCCTACGACTGTCCTTGCGCAGCTTCGCGATATGGTTCTGGAGACGGACCTTGTCTCGGTTCATCCAGCGGAGCGCGGTGCTGGCCCGGCTGAACCAGATTTCGTCAACGTAGCGTCCCGTCGCCTTCTGCTCGGCCTTGGCCGCCTCAATCTGGCTGCGACAACTGATGCAGGAAGCGCTCAAGCGCTCCATCAACTCTTCGCACGCCTCCAACGTGTTCGGGAGGGTGATCGGGAATTTGTGCTCGGTATTCACGCTGCTTTCCCCTTGCCGTACTGACGGCCCTTGTAGGGTCTGGACATTTCGACTTCTTCGTCGCTGGGCTGATAGCCGCCGATAATCTCCACGAACCGATGGAACTGACCCTGGTGCTGAACGTGCGCCACGCCAACCTGCCCGTGCCGGTTCTTGTCGACGATCAGCTCGGTAATGCCGGCCTTGCCGGCGTCGCTTTCCTGATCCCGGTGGACCAGCACAACCACATCGGCATCGGCCTCGATCTGCCCGGAATCGCGCAGGTCGCTCTTGGTCGGGCGCTTGTTGCCCCGCGCCTTCGGCCCACGGTTGAGCTGCGCCAGCACCACCACGGGTACGCCGAGCTCCTTGGCCAGGCGCTTCAGGCCCTTGCTGATCTCGGTCACCACGTCGTAGCGGCTCGCGTTACGCTGCTCGCCCTTGATCAGACCGATGTAGTCGACGGCAACCATCCCCAGGCCGTGCTCGCGCTTCACCGTCCGGCAGATCTGGCGGATGTCCCGGAGTGTCAGCGAGGCGTCGTCGCAGAGGATCAGCGGGGCATCGTTGAGTTTGTTCACCGCACCAGTCAGGCCCGGCCAATCGGAATCGGCCATGGAGTGGCCTTCGGCAATGTGCTTGAGCGGAACGCTGCCCACCGATGACAGCACGCGGTTGGCCAACTCGACATCGGTCATCTCCAGACTGAACACCAGCGCGGGCTCGTTGCAAGCCAGCGCCACCCGCTCGGCAAACCCAAGGCCAAGCGTGGTCTTGCCGCTGCCCGGCTCGCCGGCCACAACCACCATGTGGCCGGGACAGATGCCCGGAATGAAGGCGTCCAACGAGGGTAGGCCGGTGTCGTACCCCAGCTTCACCTCACGGTTAAAGCGCCTGTCGATGCCGTCGATGGCCTCCGGCAGCACCTCGCCGATGAAGCGGTACCGGCGCCGGGAGTCGAGCCCCTCGGCCTCGAGGGCAACCCATGCCTGCTGGCCCTGGCTCAGCACCTCGTCCAGCGGTTCGCCATCCTGCAGACGCTGGCTCATCACCTCGGCCGCGGCGATCACCCGGCGCGCCACCGACCGCTGCTTGATGATCCGGGCGTACTCATCGGCGTTCGCGGCGCTTGGGGTGTTCTTCACCAGGTGGGCAGCGACCTGCAGGGTGCTCTGCCCGTCCGCCAGTTGAGCCCGCGCCTCGTAGAGGGTCACGATGTCGACCGCGATGCCTTTCGCCTGGCAGGCCAGCAGCAGCTCGAACAGTTCCGCGCAAGCGGGGTGGTGGAAGTCCGAAACCTCCAGCTTGGCGCCCATGTCCTCGATCAGGTCGCCCCTCTGGATCATGGCGCCGATCACCGCATACTCGGCTTCGTGGCTGTAGAGCTTCGACTCTGGCACCTCGTAGCCCATCACCGGGACATCCTGCATCTCGAGGTATCCGGTCATACCGAACCTCGCACGGATTTCCAGCGCAACAGCACCACTTCGCCGTTAGCGTCGCAGAGGCGATCAATCACGCGATCCCCGATGAATCGCCGGATATCGACCAGGCTCAGGTTGCTGATCAGGATGGTCGGAAGCAGGCGCTCGTAGCGGCCATTGACGACCTGGAACAGTACCTGGCGCTCGAAGTCGGTGCCGTGCTGGGCACCTACCTCGTCGATCACCAACAGGTCCGGAGCGTGCAGACTCTCGTAGACCTCGGACTCGCTCTTACCCTTCCGCCCAAACGTGTCCTTCACGCCCAGGATCAGGTCGGGTGCGGTGATGTAGCGCGCCGTCGCGCCAGCCAAACCTTCGGTGCGCAGCACCTGCTGGATGATCGCGCAGGCCAGGTGGGTCTTCCCGGTTCCCATGGTGCCCAACAGCATCAGCGAGCGACCAACCTTCCAGTTCGAGGCGAAGTCGTCTGCGTAAGCCTTGCAGCGAGCCAGGACTGGCGACTGCTGGTCCGGTGCGAAGTCGGTGCGGTAGTTCTCCAGGGTCGCCGGCCGGAAGCGCGGCGGTATCTGGCTCTCCAGCAACGCGGCGTTGACCATCCGGGCATCACGCGCAGCCTGCGCCTTGGAGCGAACCTCCGGATCGGATGATTGGCGAGCTTCGAACTCGCAGCGCCAGCATCCAGTCCAGACGAACCCGCCGTCGAACTGCTCCTGCTGCTTGCTCTCGAAGCCGCCGTGAACGGGGCAAGTCTCGTCCCTGGTTTTCACTTGGTTTTTGGTCATGGTCATGGTCTCGCAATTCGGTAGGTGCCGTCGGCCTGGCGCTCCAGGCCCTCTTCGTGATCGATCTGATCCAGGTTCAAGTGGGGCGGACTGCCCTGGTGACCTGAGGAAAGGACCCCGGAGTTGATCAGCCAGTCGAGTTCAAGGCCCGTCCATCCGCGCTCAATCGCTTTGCTTAGCACCCTGTCCGGAGCGGCACCGAGCTGGGCGGCATCCAGGAGCGTCTTGGCTATGCCCTTCCAGGCGAGGTCGGTTAAAGGCGCCCGCTTGGCCTTCCGGTGAACCAGATACGCCTCTGCCACGTCCTGGGAGAGCCCAGTAACGCTGTTGGTCATCATGGTCGCGGTGACGGTGGTCGACTTCCTGGGTTTGGGGCGAGGCCGATCACTAGCCGCGCCAGCGGCATCCCCCTCGGGGGGTAAGGGGGGCTCTATATCTTTTCTCTTACTCTTCTCTACATCTAAATCTTCTCTAGGTAACGCATCGCTAACGCTCGCACCGTTACCCTTTGCGTTAGCCGCCTTGTGGTTTGCCACGCGCTTCGCCGTGAGCAGCCTGTTTTTCGCAGTCTTGCCGTTGTGCCGGTCGAATCGTGGCAGGCTGATGACGCCGCCCTCTTCGACCATCCAACCGACTTGACACATGAAATCGCAGAAACCGGTAACGCCAGCCAAACGATCAAGTAACAACTTGCTAACGCTTGGGGCGTTACCTTCTTCCGTGTGCTGGTCGAACCAACCCCACACACGCAGCAGTTTCCCAACGACTGCATCCATGTCGACATTGGTCAGCGAGGCCAACTGACACACCTCGGGTTTCTCCAGGGTGGCCAACTCGAACTTGATCCAGTCACCAGCCATCAGATGTTCAGCTCCTCGGTAACGCGCTTCACGAAGTCGTGATATCCCTCGGCCATGAGGAATCCTTGATCTTCAAGCGCACCGCGGCATGCCTTGGCGTGCCCGTAGAGCACCCAGCGCTCACGCTCGGGCAGGTCGCGGAATTGACGGTAGGACGGCCAGGGCCCGGCGATCACCGGGCGGCCGTTGGGGCTGGTGGTGATCCGGCCCGGTTTCGGTTGTGAGGTCATTCGCCGATCTCCTGCGAAGGGGTGCCGCGCATCTGGAAGCGCTCTCGGCCGGCGCCGAAATCCGGGTGCGTGGCTCGGTGTTGGGTCACGAAGGTGCAGCCGCGCGCGAAGCGCTCGAATACCCTGCTAATCTCGGCCTTAGCCCAGACCGCGAAGGGCCGCGCGTTCAGTTCCTCGTGCTTGCTGCGCACCATGGCGAAGGGGCGCGGGCTGTGCGGCATTTCGCGCACCACCGCGTCGATCACCCTGGGCGGTAGGCCGTACTGCTTTCCGATCCGCTGCCGGATAGCGGTGATGCTCTCCATGCCGTTGGGGATCGAGTCGAGCAGCGGGTGCGATCGGTCCATGTCGCCGACGGTTTCGGTCAGCGCTGCCACCTGCTGCTCGGTCTGCCGCTGTCGCCGCTCCAGATCGACGGTGAGTTGCACGCTGGCCAGCAATTGCTCGGCGGCGGTCAGTGGCCGGGAAGCCTGCTGTTCCAGTTCCTGCCAGCGGTCCACCAACTGGGCGGTGAACTCCGGGCAGAGCTGGGCGACGACGATGATGCTGTCGCGCTTGCCCTGGTCGCCGGTGAAGACGTACTCCTGAGCGGGGCGGCCAGCGGTGGGCTTTTCCTGCATTGCAGGTAAAGCAATCACCCCGCGCTCGGCCAGTCGCTCAATGGTCACGCGTACATTGTCGTGACGCGACCCAACAAGATCCGCGATCTCCCGGCTGGTCATGGTGGCGGCCTGGCCGCCAATTGAGGTCACGCCAGTCATGTCGAAGCCCTCGTAATAGCCGCATCTATTGCATCGGCTACGCCTGCATCTAGGTAGTGGTTCACCCGATCTACCAGGTCCTGGTCTTCCACTCGGTCTAGACTGCTTCCGGCAAACTGGGCGGACACCTTGAGCCAGTTGAATATCTCGCCCATGAACCCCGCGAACTGGCCGCGTTTGACAGTTTCCTCTTGCTCGTCCGAAGGGGCTTTGGTGATCAAATCGCGCACCATGCTCCTGAGCACCTCGCAAGCCATCCAGTCGTCCACATCCCGGACATACTTCAGATAGATGTGCGCGATACTCTTGCCGGCCTCGAGACCGGTGAGGTAGCTACCAGTCAAAGGAACATCCCACATTGAATGGCGACCATGGTCCTTGCCTACGAAGGGCAAGCGCCCCCATGGATACTTGGCGCGCGGGTGGAGAGATATCCCCTGTGGCTTCTTGCCTCGACGAGGGCGTTTTGCATCAGACACAGAGCTCATGCCGGCACCTCCAGCTCGGTCAGCAGTTGGATCAAGTCTTCGCCAGCCAACCTGGCGATGGTGATAATCGACAGATGGATCGCATCCACCTGGTCGACGGTCAGGCGCGGGCCCGGCTCGCAACCTTCGAAAGCCAAGTCTTCGCGAACTGCGGTAGCCAAGTCCTGGATGGCGCCGATGTAGCTGTAGAGCTGGTCACCGAGCGCTTTCGCTCCGATGCGGCTAGTCATTGGACACCTCCCCACCCTCCAGGGCAGCACGGACCAAGGCAGTGGCTGTCTCGGCCGCATGAAGAAGTAGGACTACGCGACGACTAACGCTCGGCTCGTCGAGGATGTCGAGGAGCCCGCCCTGAATCGCGTCAAGCAGGTCGACTGCGCTGTCCAATGCGAGGTCGGCATCGATGTCATCCATCACGCTCAGGACATTCGTTTTCTGATCTCCCTTCGAAAGATCGACCGGCGCAGTCGCCCGGAAGCTGATACCCATAGTGGCCCTCATTGCTGAGCCTCCTTCTGCCGGTTGATTCGCTCAGAACAGACCTGTTCGAACTCCGCCAACTGGAAGATGGCACCGCCAACCTCCTCCAAGAACCATCCGAGACGCTCGGCGGTTTCCTGACCGATCTCGCCTTCAGCACTGGTAAGCGCCAGCAGCTTCCCGACTGCGGCGACACCAAGCGCCATGTTCTGAGCCGCATGGCGAGCCGTACCACAGTCCAACTTGATGGAGCGGATCTGCTTATCCGTCAGAACTTCATCGGGGACCCGGGAGCACTGATTGCTGAGCAGTGTCGCGAGGTTCATTGGCGGCGCTCCTTTGCATTGAGCGCAGCGGCGATTTCCGCCTCCTCCGCAGGCAGAGGGATGGCGGCATCCACCAGCGCCTTTGCCGCATCACTCAGGTACGCCAGCGCGTGGTAGCCATTGCCATCCATGGGGCTACCCTCGACGAGGGAGATGAGGATGTCGCTGAGTCCGGCCAGAATGACGCTGGCCTCGTCCAAGGCTTCCCGCTTGGAAAGTCCAGGGTTGACCTTGAAGAAGCTGTTCTCCGGGTCAATAGGGCGAGCTCTCAGAAGCGCGTTCATGCCACACCTCCCGCTGCATCCAAGCCGCGCACGCAGCTACTGTGCATCGCCGCCACCACCTCGGTGAGCAGCGCGATAGCTTCCGCCTCGGAGTCGCTCATAGGGTGATCGATATCCCTGGCCATGCGCCTGAGCAAAGCGCAGAGAGCGTTGAGCGACTCCTCGTAACGTTGCATTACCTCTACGATGGGAACCCCCTCGCAGACCTGGAGCGCACAGAGCCCGCTGGGGGTTAGGAGAAATCCAACCTCCTCAGTGGTCACTGACTGTTGCGCCTGGCTTGACGTTTTGATATTTTTGAGATGCATGTTGATGTCTCCCTCGAGACAAAGAAGTACCTAGGAAGTCGCGCCAACGACTACCGACTAAAGGCCTCGCGAAAGCGGGGCTTTTTGCTTTCCGGCGTTTGAATCAGCCGGGCCGCAAAGTGGCGCCAGGACACTCCGTGCTATCGTTTTGTTTCCACACAGAACGGCCACGGAGGCCCGGCATGAACTGGTTGAGAGATGCCTTCAGGCGCTGGAAGGAAAGGCACTGGGACAAGGAATACTTCCCAGAAGACCGGGGCGGAATAACGCCGCTGAGGGCTTTCTGGGAGAAAAGGCGCGCATCAATCATGACGTTTGCGCTCTGGCTGATTGCCCTGATCGCTGGGGCGCTGATCCTGAGCATCGTTGGCCTTGGCTGACTCGATCTCGTGCAGCCGCTTTATGGCGCGATTCAGGAAATCCAGACGGTCCTGGTAGCTGTCCATGCCTCGGGGAAAGTGCACGTAAGGCGCATCTGCATCTGGGTAGAAGCGGTCATCCAGTGCCTTGTTGCGCCCAGCGCTGTAGCCAAACTCATGGCAAAGGAGCGCGATCCCGCCGGCGGCCCCCACTGTCGCGATGATCGGCGTCAGCTCGATGTGGTAGCCGCCGATGGCATGGAGGATCACCCCAGCGGCACAGATAACGGCCACCGCAATCAGTCCAGCCAGAATCACGAAGACGTTTCGGATCATTGCTCCGCCCCCATACTGGATGCCTGCACAGCAGCATCAGCGCACTGCCCGAGGCGGGATTCGGACGGCAGAATGGGCTCAAGGTCGGCGGAGCTTGTGGGCACGTCGTACAGATCAGGCCTCAACTGATGCCGCGCAATTCGAGCTTCGAACACACGCTCCAGATCACGAGCAAGAACCGCCCCTGGCGTGCGCCCACACGCCAGAACCTGTCGCAGGTACGCAACAGAGGTATCAAGCTTGCGCGCAGCCTCGCTGCGCTCCCTGGTGCTCAGACTTTTCCAAAACTCCCGCAAGGCTTCCGCATTGGGGTTTTGGGATGTAATGACGGCCATAAATGTACCTCCTGGGTACAAGGATGGCGAAAAGTCTATGTACCGTCAAGGTTCTGTACATTTCTGGTACAGATGATGGAATGGATGAATGATTGACATCAGTACTATCCGCCGTACAAATGCCCTTTCACTTGCAGAGAAGGAGGGGGGGACAGGTGCGTTCGCCAGCCGCATTGACCGTGAACCAACTCAGGTCAGCAGGCTGATTGGCTCGAACCCAACGAAGAACATCGGCAACAAGCTCGCCAGGCACATCGAAGAATGCTTTGACTTACCGCGCGGCTGGCTTGATGTATTACATGGCAAGCATATTTTTGAAGCGCCTCACTTTCAGGCAAAAGCCGTGTCCCCCTTGCCCTCCGCCGACGCCGACGCCGACGCCGACGCCGAGAGAGATCTTATGCCTTTATCCACGTGGGAAGAAGGTGATCCACTTGATCTCGACGAGGTAGAGATCCCCTACTTCGACGAAATTCAGGTGGCTGCGGGCGGTGGCAGATTTCCAGATCTGGAGCTCGCAAAGCGCAAAATCAGGTTCCCGAGATCCGTGCTGCACGAATCAGGAGTGAATCCGAAATGCGCCGTCTGCGTTAACGTCACCGGCAACAGCATGGAACCGCTCATTGCCGACGGAGCCGTCATCGGGATCGATATGTCAGTCAACGCGATCACCGACGGCGAGATCTACGCCCTGAAGCATGACGACCTGCTGCGGGTGAAATTCGTCTATCGCCTGCCTGGCGGCGGCATCCGGTTGCGCAGCTACAACCGGGACGAGTACCCCGATGAGGAGTACACCAGGGACCAGATGCGTGCCGGTGACATCAGCGTGATCGGGTGGGTGTTCTGGTGGTCGGTGATGCGCCGGCGGCGACACTGACTGCTCTCAGCCGAACCATTTTTCTGCCTAGCTGTCTGTATATACAGAGGGATTGATCTACCTCCCAGAGCGGCCTATCATCTGTATATACAAAGTCAAATGGTAACCGCGCTTGGAAAATCTGATCATTTCGGACGCCATCGAGAGGAAGCTTCAGGAAAAGCATGGTGGCGTGAGCCGCAGAGAAATCGAGCAATGCTTCGAGAACTGCGAGGGTGAACACCTGATCGACCTGCGAGAGGATCACAAGACAGACCCTGTAACGAAATGGTTCGTAGCCGAAACAAACGCTGGCAGGGCCCTAAAGATCTGTTTCGTCTTCGAGAATGGTAAGGTTTTCCTGAAAACAGCGTACGAACCCAGTGCTGAAGAAACACGTATCTACAGAAAATTTGCAATCAAATGACAAAGAGTGAGGAAGCTATGAGCAACGTTGAACTGTGGGAAAGCGGCGAGCTCGGGACGACCGAAGCGCACGCCCAAGTCTCCACTGGCTCAAAGCAAGAGGTGGATGACGCGCTCGGCCTCCAACTGATTTCCATTCGCCTACAAAAGCAATTAGTAAACGATCTCAAGAAAATTGCCGAGTATCACGGAGTCGGCTATCAGCCGATGATCCGCGACCTACTCAATCGGTTTGCTCGATCCGAGATCAAGCAAATCATTTGTCAGCGACTGAATGAAATCGAGTCGTCCGAGAAAACTGTTAGCGAATCCAGCACCGCTCCGGTGAAGGAGTTCCTCGAAAAAATGAGGGCGTAACAGAAAGAGATTGTCCAATGGCCCCGCATCTGCGGGGCTTTTCATTTCCGCCCTACCCCTCCAGCGCCTGCCTATCCCACCTCAGCGTTACGGTGCCGTCGTCGTTGAACACCAGGCCGACACCGTCCATCTCAGCCTGCACCTACTCGTAGCCCTTCCTCTTTCTTTCTGTGCCCCTACACCAGCTTCACGCCCCGCCTCAAAGACTCCGCTCTTGCCATTCTGATTCACAGGTACATTTTGCAATTGACAATGTACCTTTAAGGTACTAGATTGATTTGCAGTATGTACCTTCTTGGTTCCAGAGCACGGAGCAGCACATGACCACCACCGCCACCATCACAGCACACGGTTTCACCGGCTTCCTCGGCAAAGGCCTGTCCCTGCGTGAGCTTCAGTGCGTCCTGGGCATCGCTGCGGGTCGTACCTCGAAGGAGCTGGCCCGCGACCTGGGCATGCAGCCGGGCACGGTGGGTAAGCGCGTTCTGGCAGCGACCACCAAACTCGGAGTCACCCGCCGTGCCGCCCTGGTGGCCGAGGCTATGCGCCGCGGGCTTATCTCACCCGCCGTGATCGCCCTCGCCTTCCTCGTCGCCGGTCAGCCACTGCTCAACGATGACCACATGATGCGCAGCCGCCGTGGCGGCGAAAGGAAGATCGAAACTCGTCTGACTGCTCGCCGCGATGGCGTGGCCTGGGTGGCGTGATCATGGCCTGGGACAGAAACGATCCTCTCAACATCCTGGCGCTGCAGCTCGACGGTGAACTGCGCGCAGCGGCCGACTTCTGCTATGGCTACAACGGGCCGGCACAGCGCGCTTTCGCCCGGCACATCCAGGGCCTGGGCAAGACGCTCGACGAGCTTACCGTGGCAGACCTGAAGGCGGCGGCCGCATTTGCGGACGCAGAACTGAACGACCTGCAACAGAGAGGGCTGATCTGACGCAGCGGCGAGCGCTTCAGGTGGAGTGCTGTCCGGTGCGAAGGCATCACGTGGCTTGGCCGGGTTTGGCCTGGCGTGGCAGAGAACGGCTTGGCTTGGCGTGGCAGGGGCTGGAAACCCAGCGTACAGCCGCTTCGACTGAGGCGGTTGTGCGGTGGATACCTGCAGATGGGTAAAACCGGCAAATCGCCGGTTTGAATCGCGGAGAACGAGATGAACTTGACCCTTGTTCACAGTCGGGACTATGCTCGGCCCGTCACTGCAAATTCAGTGGCCGGGTTTGGCGACCCGACAGGCTATGGCGCGACAGCGCCAACCCAACATCAGGCGCTTTTTTTTGTGCCTGCCGTTTGGGCGTGCACCGGCTACCCGGTGTCTCTCTATGGCAGATCGCGTGGGGAGACCTTCGGGTCTGCCGGGTTCCATAGCCCCGGTTCGCCAACCCCGCGCGGTCTGCCACCCTATTCCGTTTGGCGACGGTCGGTGGCAGCTCCCTAATCAGCTATGGAGTTCCCCCACAATGGCAAGCCCTACCCAAGTTGCGCCCGAAGCATTCGACCTGGCCGCCAAGGCCTACGATTCCATCGAGCTCGCCGTCAGCACCCTCTACGACCTGTCCGCCATCTTCCGGGCGATCTACCAGGCCGAACAGTTCCCGTCCCACAACAAGCGCCTGGCCGGTGTTGGCCAGTATTTGGCCGACGACTGGGGAAGTCTGCTCGATGGCCAGGTAGGCGAGTTGAAAGCAATGCTCGAAGCCACTCGCGAAAGGAGGGCTGCAGCATGAGCCTGATCACCACAACCAACGCCGTCACCATGTCGAGCCGCGAGATTGCCGAATTGACTGGAAAGCGCCATGACAACGTCATTGCCGATATTCGCAAGATGCTCCTTGAGCTCGGATATCAGATCGACGCCGACGGAAGATCTCCTGACTTTTCAGGAGATGTCCCGGACGCTTATGGGCGGCTCCAGCATTGCTTCAATCTGCCCCGCCGCGAGGTCGAAATCCTCCTGACGGGCTACAGCATTCCGCTCCGCGCGAAATGCCTGGATCGACTGCACGAGTTGGAGGCACGGGCCAAGCAAACGCTCCCGGCCCTCCCCGGTGACTACATCCAGGCACTGGAGCACCTACTGGAATCCAAGCGCTCTGAGCAGAAGGCCATCGAAGAGCGCGACCACGCCATCGCCACCAAGGCAGAGATCGGTTCCCGGCGAGAGGCCACTGCAATGGCATCGGCTTCAGCCGCCGTCCGCGAGGCACGTCGTCTTGCAGATGAACTCGGGCGTGGTACCCGGCAGGCGACGGTCAAGGCAGTAGAGAACCTCACCAAGACTCAATTCGACCCGCAGGCCTGGCGCAAATTGCGTGCATGGTGCGATTCCCACGGAGTCCAGCCCAACTATGTCGAAGACCCTCTCTATGGCCGTGTCCGGGCGTGGCCTGCGGATGCCTGGAAGGAGGTGTACGACATCGACCTGGACGGACTGTTCGGTTATCACCAACACCGGATCACCGAAGGGGGTGCAAGTTCGGCATGCCCCTGACGCACCAATAAACCCATAACCCAACCGATTTTGGCAAAGCCACAAATGCCGGCGGGCCCTTGCTCGCCCTGGAGAAACTATGAAACGAGCAGCCGTTGTAACCGAACTGCCGGCCAGCACCAGCCGGGACATGGACAAGTTCGTTGTCCGACTGCCGGACGGACTGAGGGCCGAGGTGGAAGCTGAAGCCAAGCGAGACTCGCGCAGCATGAACTCCCTGATCGTCGTTGCCCTGCGCGAGTACCTGCATGGTCAGCAACAGAAGCGGGCTCTGCTCAATGCGTTGACCAAGGCAGCAGGGAGCAACTGATCATGAACTCCATCACTATCGTTCTCCGCTCGGGCATGGGCATGCAGATCGACTCGGTACGCCCATACCTGCGGAATGGAATGCCCATAGCAATCGGGCGCGCAGGCGCGGTTATCTCGCACTTTGCTGACGGGGACGCACACCTGGCGCTCCGCACCATCGCCGAGTTCCCCTGTCCCGAGCAGGACAACATGCCGGCGGCGAACATGCGACAGATCGCACTGGCGGCATTGAGTGGCGCTGGAGCGAGTTCGGAGCCTGGCAATCCTGGCGGTGAACCTGTTTCCGGACCGGGTAATGCCGGCGAGCGACCCCACCCCGCGCCGGGATCGGGCGACAGCAAACTGGCCGAAAGCCTCCAAACTCTGGTGCGCTGGCTTGATCGCGCGGAAATCGAGGACGGCTATGTCGGCGTGCCAGTGATTGAAGCCGTCGAGGTGGTGGTCAATGAGCTGAGGCGCCTGCAGGCGGAAGTCGCAGACTGGCAAGAAGCCGCCGGGAGATCTCGTTCCGATGTCATGGCGTACATCGCCGAGCGCGCAAAGCTGCTGGAAGAACACGACGTCGCCCTGGCCGAGGTCGGGGCGCTGAAGGCGGAGCTTCAATCTCAGCGAGAGCGCAATACCGAGCTGATCTTCAAGCTCGGTAGCGCAACGAACGGCTGGGGGCGCTGCGAAAAAGAGCGAGATGCTGCCCTGGCCGAAGTCGAGCTCCTGCGCCAGTTCGAACGCATCTGCGAAGGGCTGCCGCAAGACGCCATCGATGGTGGCTGGACCGTGCAAGGCATTCGCGGCTATGCCAAGCGCTTGGAGGATCAACTGAAGACCGCCCTGGGTCAGCACAACGTGCCGTCGGGGTGGAAGCTGGTACCGCTTGAGCCGACCCCGGAAATGCTGGACGCGCGCCGCGACAGCGAGGACGGAATGGACGGCTATCTCGTTGAGGATACCGAGTACTACTTCCCGGATCGGGGTGCGGTTCGCGACTTCCTGGCATGTGTCTATCGCGGACTCCTTGCCGCAGCCCCAGCGCCTGGAGGTGAGCAATGACCATGCGCAAGGCACTGACCGCTATCGCACTCGTCGCGCTGTTTGGCCTGGCCACTGTTGCCGCCGGCGCCGCACTACAGCCGTTCAAGACCCTGTTCATCTGGGAGGTATGCCAGTGATGAGAGGCTCCGACATTCCACCACCACCAGGGTATCACCCTACCCCGCTCGCCACCCTAGGCCAACAGTTGGTCCGCCTGGGTCAGGCGATGCAGAACCCCAACACCAAGCTCGGCGAGTTGACCGAGTTGGTCCAGGCCTGCGGGGTCGACCTGCGGATCTGCGACACGAACAAGGAGAGCCGGTCGTGAGGGGCGCAACGTTGCACAGGCTGATCGATATCTACGCCGACAGTCGCCGTAACCTGCGCGTCCGTTTGGCGGCCCTCCGGATGTTCGTCCGTGCGGTGTGCGCCGATCGCGACACCAGCTTCGCCGAGTATCGCCAGATGCGTCGGCGGCTCCTCAAGGGCATGCCGTTCACCGAGCGGGCGCTTGAGCGCGAGCGAGCGGCATATCTGGATCGCACCAGAGCTGCGAGACAAGCCATGGAAGAGAGCGGTGCCTGGCTTATCGGAAACTCAGCCATGATCGAGCAGGCCCTGTCGTTCGACGATTTGTGCGACCTCCTGGGGGTGAATCATGCCCATCGTGCCGAGGCTGCCGAGGTCTGCGCGGGCGACGCCGGAATCGTTGGCGGCCTGCTCTGGATTGGTGGGGAGTTCGAGGACAGCGCAGACCACAAGAGCGGCCGCTCCAACCGAGGGAACACGGGGCCACTTACCGCAGCGGTCCAGAACCTGTTTCAGAAGTTCTTGCTTGAAAATCCGTCGGCCATCCCTGACCCGTTCGCCCCGGGTGGCCCTTTCTACGGCGCCCTGCGGCAGGAGATGGCGCCAGATGGAACGGTGCAGATTCGGCGACCGGCACTCACCGTCCACAGCCAGGACGGATCAATCCGCACAGTCGAGCGAAAGCCTGAAGTCTGCGGCGCGATGCGCAACGAAAGGAGTAAGACATGATCGAAGAGAATCACCAGGCCCCAGAACAGGACCTGGCCGGCGCCATCCGCGACCTGCTGGCACACCTGCGCGGCCCGAAAGTGGCTCCAGAGGACGAACTCTGGACCACGAAAGAAATCGGCGAGTACCTCAAGCTGTCGCCGGCCACGATTGAAGGTCGCGTGGTAACTCGGCCGGACTTTCCTGACCCGCTACAGCCGTGCGGCACGGTCAAGGCGTCCAAGCGGTGGTTCGCGGTAGACGTAAAAAGGTGGGCTAGACAGAACAGCAGTAAGCTGCCGAAGGGACGTCGCAGGGGTTAAACCCCTGCGAGCTCATCGGCAATGGAAAGAGCTTTCAAGAGCATCAAGCGGGACTCGGCAAAAGTTCGTGGCTGATCTGAGCCTCGTAGACCGCCCCGCCTGGTGCCATATCAGCAGCTACGCTAAGAACCATCTGATAAAAGCAAACGACTCTGGCTGCCTCGTTAGGAGAGAGAGAGCCAAGCTTGTCCGCATTGCTCCTGTATATCAAAGTGACTTCGTCAGGGACGACAACTTGCATTTGTGCCTGCCTCGCAGGCACTACATTGCGCTCGATTTGGTAAAGGTCTTCCACATACCTGCGATGCCGAATTACATCAGCAATAGCCGCAACTTCAGCGAGGATCGCTGCTCGAACCGCCGATTTCGACTTAGCTTCGCTCCAAAGACTTAAGGCAACAGGCCCAAGGGCTGCCGTGGCTCCTGAAGAGAAGGCCACCAAAATTGTGGTCCAGTCCGCTCCATCAATCATCAGTTGCTCCTTAATCCAGTCGGCTCGCCACTTCGCTTGCCGTAGCGTTGTAGTAGACCATGAGCGAGCGCGGGTCACGGTGTCCCGTCATCCTGGCCAGGTCGAGCACATCGAGCTTCCTGGCGAGCCTGGTCGTGGCTTCGTGGCGCGTGTCGTGGAAGTTCAGCCCGTCGATTTTCTGTCTGTCCCGCACCTTCCGAAAGAGGGTATCGGCCGAGCCGGACGTCAGCGTAAACAGGTTCTGGCGCTTCCCGGCAGCATCTACCAGAACTCGGAGCAAAGTCACTGCGCGGGAACTGAGCGGCACCTTACGGGCATCGCCGTTCTTCGTCTTGTCTAGTTCGACGTAACGGGCACTCAAGTGGACTCGGGCAGCAACGAGGCCGAGGATCTCACCCTGCCGCATAGCCGTCTCCAGGGCGATCAGGAAGGCGTAGGCAAGCTCCTGCATCTTGCCGGCCGGCGCCACGCCCTCCTGATACCCGAGCCCCTCAAGGATCAGGGCTTCCTCGGCAGCCGAAATGCGCCTGTCCCGCGGCGGCCGGCTCTTCGGCCGCCGCACCTCGCGAACAGGGTTGGTCGGGCACCATCTCCACTCCCTTCGCGCCTGCTCGAACACGCTTGACAGCAACGTCATTTCGCGACGCACAGACGACGTGGCCACCGACTTCAATCGGTGATCGCGCCATGCTGCGATCTGATCGGCGCCGATATCACAGATGCGCTCGCCGACGAACTCCAAGTCATTGACCAGCTTGTCGAGTCGGATCTCTTCCCAGCGTTTGCCGGCCTTGGTGGGTGAGACTTCGTCCTTGTATTTCTCCAGCGCCTCCTTCAGAGTGAAGTTCGATGCCCCTTTGGGGCTCCCAACTCCCGCCAGAATCTCGGCCTCCCGCTGAGTCGCCCAGGCCACCGCCTCGGCCTTGGTGGAGAAGGTGCCGGAGTCTCGAACGCCCTTCTTTGCCACCTCGGCGCGCCATCCACCGCTTCGCTTTCTGTACGTTGCCACCAC